CGGCAGGCAGTGGAATGCCAAGACGGGCAGCGGCTTGTGGAACACCTTGACGAATGCCTGCAATCTTTTCTTGGATTGGGGTCAATAGCTTTGGCAGCCCAGTCTCAACCAGTTGACCAAAGCGCTGGCCCAAAGCATTGACTGTGATGTCTTTGGCAACACCAGCGGCCTGCTCCATGCCTGGTCGAGTCTCGGCAGTCGGGCCGCCATACTGCATACCCATTTCATAGATTTTCTTGAACAATGCACCGCCAGCGCCAGCGCCACCAACCATGGCAGCCGGAGTGAATGGGGCCATGGTAGCCGCGCCAACACCAGAGCCAACAAATTCTGCAATCTCTGGTCCAGCGCCTGCAATGTCGCCCATTGTGGGCAATGGGATGCCAAAGAAAACAGGGTTGTTTTCGTTCATCAGCGTTGGGCGCTTGGTCTTTGGGTCTGTATAGATGAAGTTGTCTTTGTCGTACTGCTGCGCATCAGGAAAGAATTTCCTAATGGTGGTCAGCTTGTCTTCGCCAGTGGTGGCAGCGCCAACAGCTGCGCGAACACCGACTGGTGCGCCAGTGGTCTTATTGATGTCAGTGCCAGGTGGCATTGCTGAAAGCATGCGAATGTAATCAGCCAGCTTTTGGGCTGCTGGCTTATCACCGGCAGCGTCTGCTGCCTGCAAAGATTTATACAGTTCGTCTAGTGTTACATCAGCCATTTTCAACCTCCTCCAGCGCCTGGGTATTTTTTAAGTATGTCACCAATTCCTGGTGGCGCTGAAAAGCGTTGAGGCATTGCCGGTGCGACTGGCTGTTGACCAGTGACAGGCACGGGGAATTGCCTGTTGATCATTGACAGTTCACGCTCTGCTTTAGACTTTAATTCTTTAACTTTGGCAAAGAAATAATCTGGACCGCCAAGACCCTTGATATATGTCATCAAAGAAGTTGGGTTAGACAATTGCTGAATTAAGATTGCCTCATCTCGGCCTTGCAACACGCCAAGGTTTTGAAGCTCTTTAAGTTGCAAGATATTGTCTTGGAACAAGGCTTCCTGAGTAGCCCCAAGCGCACCCATTCCACCGATTTGCATTCCATTTTGCTGAACATTTTTTTCAAGCGCGTTAAGTGACCCCATCAATTTGTCAATTACTAGGGCTTGTTTTCTAGCTTCTGTAACCTGACCAGGAGTTGGTGCAAATGGTGATGACTTACCGCCAGCACCTGGGAAACTACCTGGCTGCGCTTCGATTGGCCCACCAGGCGCTGCTTGGGCTGGCGCTTGAGCGCCACTAGGCATCGCACCACCAGCTGGAATTTGAGCGCCACTAGGTGCTGCACCAGCAGCAGGGGCTGCTGGCAATTTGCCTTTGTAAGTTGGTCTTGCAAATGACCCAGGCAGTGGCGCTGGTTGCTCGTAAACAGTTTTAGTTGACCCATCTGCTTGCAGTTTTTCAACAGGCACAGGCTGACTCAATATGCGATACGCCAATGCATATTCTGGGCTGTTTTCATCTTTAGTCAACAAAGTATCGTAAGCATTACCCTGCAAACTAGTTCCAAATGCACCCTCATATCCTTTGAGTAATTTTGGCTCATTAGTTCTTGTATTTATCTGATAAACGCTTCTAGGGTCTAGGCCCATAGCTGTCACTTCTTCCTTCTTCATTGGTCTAAAAGTATCAGCTTTTAATGATTCTTCAAAAATCTTTGGCAGCATTGCCTTTGGATTAAATGCAGTAATTAGTCTTTGCTCTGGAGTTAAATTAGTAAACATCCCACCAGGTAGAGCTGCACTAGGCTGTGCAGGTGCAGTTGCTCTAGGGGCATCTGGCGCAAACACTTGAACACCAGGACCATCAATGTCTGTTCGTGGCAAAGGAATTTGAGCGCCTGCTACTTGTGGGGCGACACCAGCAGCTGTCGTAGGATATAGTGCTTGTCTTATGCGCTTATTAAAATCAGATTCTTCTTTGGACTCAGTCAATTTTTGTCCCAAAAGCAAATCTTGCAATGATCCAGCTCTTGCCTGCTGATAACCTTGCTGGCCAGCCTGCAAAGCTCCACCAAGTGCTTGGCCCAAGCTGATTGGCACTGCACTTCGGCCACTGGCTTGCAATAGTGCAGCAGCTGCTGACAATGTCGCATTGCGCCCCATCAATTTGCGCTGGTCTTCTGTCAGCAATGCATCAAGTCCTGATGGAGTGCCACCAAACCCGCCACTAAACAAACTGCTTAAATCAAATCCAGTTTCATTAGCCATTTTTTAATCCTTTGTTTTAGCGCAATAGGCCAAGAATACCGCCACCAATTGCGCCAATGCCTGTGCCAATGCCTGGAATAACGTTTCCAAGTTGAGCGCCAGCCAAAGCACCGCCAAGAGCGCCAGCGCCTACATTCTGGCTGTATGGTGTTGTTGCCTGCATTCCCAAATTGGCAGGCTGCGCACCAAGGCTTGATTGAACAACGCCCAAGCGTTGCAGGCCAATATTGCGAATGGCATCTGCTTGCTGCTGGTCCAAAGCCTGACGCGCACCGCCAGCGCCCATAACCGCTTGAGCGCCACCAAGACGCAATGCTTGTTGCTGTGCAGCCAAATTGCCTAGCTGGCTTGCACCACCTAGCCTTAATTGCGCACCTTGCAAGCCTGCTTGCTGATTGGCAATGTCGGCTGCTGATCTGCGGCCAATGTCTGCCTGCTGCATAGCCATGGCCTGGTTAAATGCCTGCTCGTTTAATGTTGTCCCAAGGTTGGCGGCCTGCTTGGCAAACCCTTGGTTTGTCAGAGCCTCGGCCACACCTTGGCGTGACCCACCAAATGCACGGGCAGCTGTGGCACGTTCACCAGTTTGCTGAATGGCAGAACGTCTTGCAGACTCCAAGTCGGCCAATGCGTTGGCGCGCACAGACTCTGTATAGGGGTTCATGTAACTGGCAATAGAGCCTGGTCCAGTCATCCCAAGATTGGTCTGCTGCGCTCCAATTTGCTGGGGCTGATAAATACCGCCATAAGCCGCCATTTGCGCGGCCAAGTCTGTGCCAGTAATGCCTGGGCCAGCAAGGGCAGTGTTAACCAGAGCCTCCTCGCCTGCTTGGTACAGTGGATTAAAGCCAGCGATCTGCTGGACCGGCAATGCACCGGCCACACCTTGAGCCTGCTCAAAGTTGGCCAAGAATGCTTCTTTGATCTGTGGATCAATGGAGCTTGTTGAGGTTGTTGTTCCACCTTTTGACATATCGCCACCTTATCCGAGTAAAGATTTCATTTTCTTGGCAGGCACTTTGCCATCATTGATCATGTCCAAAAGTCCTTTGCCGTATTTATCGACAGAAGATTTCTTGATGACATATTCGCCTCGGTCTAACATTCCAGCGCCGTCATCTGGACCTGGCGGGTTAGGGCCAAATAAACCATTGACCATGCCACCTTGGGCATAAGCTCCACCACCATCTACTGGTGCTGCCGCTGCCGCTGCATTAGCCGTCTTGATATTTTCATAAAGCATGGGGTTATACCCACCCATGGCAGTGTTGGCCACAACACCCGCGTAAGGATTCACCATCTGAGGGCTTATTGCCCTGATCTGGGAATAAGGTGATGCGCCACCAGCAGTCACAGCAGGGTTATATTGCGCACCAATGGGAATGCCCATGTAGTTCTGGAAGTTCTGAGCCAGGCTTTGTGGCTGGTAATTGGTAACTGGTTGAGCGCCCATAGACTGAGGCTGCATTTGCGACTGAGACAGCAGGCCAGTATTTAAAAATGGCCTGTAAGCCTGTACAGCCTGAGTCAATGCATTGGTAGGGTTTTCAGTGACATATTGGCCGACAGACCTATTGAATGACGATTGAAAATTCTGAGGTGTCAACGTGCCGTTTTGCAAAGCATTAAGCCAAAAGTCAAATCCGCTTTGGTCAATTTGGTTTGTTCCAGTGCCAAATCCTTTACGGCCAATGCCGCCATAGGCTTGCGTGACTAGGTCGCGATAGAGCGCTGAATTGTCAACAGCGCCACCGCCAGTGGTTGTGCCAGTGCCAGTGCCAGTGCCAGTGCCAGTGCCAGTGCCTGTTGCAGCTGCTGCCCTCTGGGCATCAATCTGTGCAGCAAGTGTAGGATTAGCCGCACGAACCTGATCGACCAATGTATTGAATTGGCCAAGATCATTGTTCATCCAAAATTGGATTGCCTCTTCATTGGGCCTTAATTCAGCCTTTGGATTGGCTGCATACGCTGCTAATACTTCTGCTCTTGTTGCCATAGTCTTTCCCCTATAAGTCCTTTGCAAGTACAGCCCATTGTGGACTGTACCCTTCGTCTTTCAAAAATGTCTTTGCCCAGCCCTTACGGCCTGCCAAAGTCACCCTGGTGCATCCAACCGATTTGCCCCAGGATTCGATCAATGGTCTCATCCTTGAGAGTTCATCTAGGTCGCCACCAGCCAGAAAATAATGCAAATTCTTGAGCCTGGGATAGACAATGATCTCTGTCAATACTACCGAGTCTTTGGCTGGCCACAGCTGTAATCTGTGGTTTTCCACCATCTCGGCAATATCATCAAAATTATGTGTGCCTCCAGAGTATTCTAATGCCGCCTCAACGTGTTGGCGCAGCCTTTCCAAATGCTCTTGGTCGCTCATCTCTTACCAGCTGGGACAGCATCTAGTCTCATTGTGCCAACTCGCCAGTCAGCCAAAGTATTGCCAGTCACCTTCATATTGACCTGACGACCAGAAAACCTCACTGAAGTTGGGTTTGCTGCCGTGTATGGTCCAAATGTGGACTGAGTCCCTGTCGGGTAGTTTCTGGTCTTGAATGAGACCACGGCCTCACCCAATGTCTGCTCGTCTGGCACAACTTGGCGCACAGACATGATGTTGTCGCCATTGCCAATCTGCACTGGGCCAGACTCGGCATAGACGCTGGCGCTGTCATAGTTAAAGCCAACTTCATGCTCGTAAATGTAGCCATTGCTGGAAACCATCAAAGGATAAGTAAACACACCAGCGTCAACCCCAGCAGTTCTAGCCAATGTGCCAATGTTCCAGTGGTTTTCGCGGTAGTTGAAAGTGACATAGCTGTCATTCTCATTACTGGCTGCACTTGGGTAATACCACCAAATCTCGCCAAATTTGCTGACATGGACCGCATAAATCTTGGAGGCTTGCGCATAGTTGATATTGTCAAATATGTAATCTGACACATCACTTGGCAGTGGCTTGACATAGCCGTCATATATCCAAAAGCCTGCCCTACTCATCCAAATGGCAGCAGTGTCAATGGCCGCCACAGCCTGGGCCGAAATGAGACCGCAGCCAGAGCCAGCCTTCTCAAAGCCATAGACAAATGGAGCGCCAACATACTGGGCCGTGTGGACATCCACATCTGTAAACAGTAGGTTGACACCCTTGACCCGCTTGCCAGCGATCAATGTGCCAGGACTGGCCAAGTCATAGTCGCCTGCAAGGTTGTCGCCTGCTGGTGTCCAAAGGGTATTGTTCTCTTGGTCGCACCACTGCACCTTGCGTGGGTTTCCACCAGCTCCAAGGGCAAAGATAATGCGCTCTTGGGTGACTAAAACCGCCTTGTTGTTGACTGGTGCATTGGTGATTGCTGCGGCTTTTGTAGGTGTGGCAAAGCCTAGTTGCCACTCATAAATCTTGCCATCGGTGCTAGAGCAAGCAATCAAATACTCGCCCCATGTATCAAGTGACCAGGTGGTGGCAGGGATGGGTGTGCCAGTATCTGGCCTTGCAATTCCATAGGCAAATGTGCCATAAGTGCCGTACCCATAGCCAGTCAGGGTTGTGGCGTTTGCATAACCACTTGTGAAGCCCGTTGGCGTAATGTCCTTGAGTGTCCCAGCCTCGTTCATGGCGTAGAGCTTGGAATGCGTTCCAGCGCCAATGTATCGGTTGCCACTGTTATCGCGCCAAGTGATGATGCCTCGGCATGAGCCGGACATCTGGCTGCTTGACCTGGTGCGCCATCCATTGATGGGTCTCAATGTGTTCTCGTACCACCGCACAAGGTTAGCGTCATACCAGCGACCAGCTGCCTGGTATTCAGTGCCGTTTCTGTAAACCCCTGGCGGTAATTTGATTGGTATGTACATGATGACAATTATGTAATGTTGGAGACAAAGCTCATTGTGACAATGGCTGATGGCACTGCTGGCCGTGTCGGGCTTGTTCCAGCAGGGTACTGCTCAATTGAAACCCCCGTATCGGTTGGCCTCCACATGATTTCAACATAATCTGTGGCATTTAAGCTCAAAAAATAATTCATGGCTGCAATGGTGTGATAAGGATCGCTAGCACCTTTTCTGGGTGCAAAGCCAAATCGGCTGTTTGAATTTGCCGAATTTGTACCATTGACCCGAAACCAGACATCCACATCTTGAGATGAATTTGTCGTATTTGTAAACTGAATGGAAAACTGCAAGTTCCAGATTCCGGCATCGGCCACAGTGATTCTCGATCCACTGGCAATAGTCACGCCATTGCTAAAGTCTGTGGTGTTGAATGTGACCGCATAGGCCGTGGTGGTGTTGGCAGCCACTTGGTCGGTCGAGTCTTGAAAAGCCCCATAGGGGTTATTCATAAACCGACCACCCCTTGGCCCAAACAGAGACCCCAGCACACTGGCCAGCTTTTTAAAGTAAATTGTCAGCGAGCCATTGTTCTCATTGAAATGCCTGCGCTCATACACCTCGGTCGGATAACCAAGGGTGGGTGGTGCGGGATTCTCAAGTTGTTGTGTCTGACTGGCCATAGGGTAATTTTGCCTCAAATGGAGCTTACTTGGCCATCAAGTACAGCCCCACATTTGAAAAAGCATAACCGGCATAGACCACTGCCATATACGGGTTTCCTTTAAGCAGCTGCTCCACAGCAATGTAGGCATAGATTGCACCAGTCAGGATGATTAGCCAGGCGCTCAAAATTGACCTACATCGATGACCTCACCCCTAAACTGGACCATGTCCTCGTCAAACTTGTGGACCAGTTCTGGCCACAATAACTGGCCATTAAAGAAGTTCAGCACCGCAAAGCCTGATCTGTGATTGGCAGGGTTTATCTCGGCATAGGTGAATTGTGGCCCATCAGTCTCGGCCAATGTTCCGGTATCCACCCCAT